AAAGTATCTACTATCGTCTGTTGATATTGGTAGGTATTTCTTATGTATGTTAATCGACAAACTTAATTAAGTCCTTAAAGTTTATATTCAATCCCTCAGATGAGTTGATATCCATACTCTCTTTTGGTTTACCATAACGATAGCTTAGGTATAATTGGATTGCTCTCATATCGCCTTTAGATACGAGTTCTCCTAACTTAGCAAGAGCTGTATCACTATCTATAATCGCATCTAAGCGTTCTACTAATTTAGATTCGTCTGCTTTAGGTTTTCTACCTGCTCCTTGTCTTGCTCCACCATGCATCTTGATAAAATTTGATTATTCAAGTATATATCGTAATTATTTAGGATTTTGTGTACCCTTTAATTCTTGCACCTCTTTAGCTAATTGACTAACCATTAAGTAGAGTTTTGTTGTAGCTCTTTCTATCTGCTCAATCTTCTGTGCTTGTGTCCACTTTTTTGTTTTCATCTAATTGTTTTTCGTATAGTGCGCAGTCGTTACATTGAAACACGCAGCGTGAGTATGTAAATTCATCGTCAAGGCATATAAAGTTATTTTTTTCCATCTTCATATCCTTTTAAGTATCCTATAAACCAAAAGAAGGCACAGAGTACTATGGTTGTTAAGAACCCACTAAAGTCCATATATAGTATCATAATCGTTTGTATCTAAGGTCAGGTCTATCTTCATTACTAAAGTGTTCTATCATTCTATCACAATACTTTAATATCTTAGGATCATCAGTTGTTGTTTTCCAATGTTTGTAATATCGTATCATGTGTATCATCAGAATAGTCTTTGTTGTTGTTTATGTTGCTCTATTCGTTTCATGGCAGCTTCGTAGTATTCTTTATCAAGTTCGCACCCTGTAAGCTCATATCCTAAATTATGACACGCTATTGCTATTGATCCACTACCTAAATGGGTGTCGAGTATTTTATTTCCTTCTTCTGCATAGAGCATTAAAAGCCATTCGTACAACTTAATAGGTTTTTGTGTTGGATGAAATCTTTGACTTCTATCCATTGATAAGTGATGCTTATATGAACGTAAAGCCCTATTAAAAGATGTAAATGCAAGTTCGCCATCAGAAAAATCACTTGTGCCATTCATCTTGTCCCAATACACCCAACCCATTGATGGCTTTTTGATTTTGTCAATCATATAGTTTGCACCCCATATAATCTGATTCTTTGATACCCTAAAAAGCTCGTCAAAAAATTCTTGTTTTGGTGTTTCACTATCCCACTCTTTACCTTTGTTTTTATATTTACCGCTTCCCAATTGCATTTTGTTTACCTCAATACCATAGGGGGGGTCAACAATAGCAAGGTCGAAGTAGTTATCCTCATACCTTGCCATTAAATCCATACAGTCCTCGTTTGTTATCATTCTGCTGTAACTGCGTTTGCATTGTATATAGTCGCTTGTTGGTTCCTCGGCTGTATATTAAACCCTACTAACATAGCTTCTAAGCGTGTTTTAACATCGTTTCTACGTTCCTCGGGTACTTGATCTATAAGTGAGTACAGAGGGTCCTCTATTCGCTTTGTAATTATCTCTATCGGTTCGTCCTTTATATTGTAGAATATGTTATACACCTTGTCAAAGTCTGCCTTAAAGTCTTTATCGTGTTTGTAGTAATGGGTAAACCTATCTAAGTGATATATAACTGTGGCGTGGTTTTGCTTAAATGATTCTGAGATATGCCTTTTAATCACTTCCTGCTCACGCATTATTCTATAAGCCATCATCCTACCCCTTACTGTTTTGTGCTTACGATTGTTCTCAGTTATATCTATACCTAAGTGTTCTTTGATGATTTTCTCTAATCGTGTCTTAATGTCTTTTGTGTATGTCATCTAATCGTGCTTAATTTATTTTTAACAAATTGATTATAATATGTAACTACGTTATCCTTTGTGGTGTTTAAGTATGGTGGCATACTTCTGTTAAGAAACAGAGCAAACTTAACCAACTCTTTTAACATCTTATCTACATTGTTTGTTTTGCGAATTACCTTATTAATAATAACTGCTAAAGCACACTTGGTCAACTTGTGTGTCATTTTATCCCACTCAAGATATTTGTTGATCTCATCTATGTAGGATGATTGTAGTAGATAATATAATCTCAATCGGGTTGATGCGTTGCTTTGTATTTTTGCGTTCCCTGTTCTAAAAGAATCATTTGATGATTGAGTGAATAGCATCCTGATAGATGCGTGTGAGAATACACCATTAACAGCCATAGCTTCATCAAGTTGCTTAGGTGTTTCAGGGCTGTTGTATATCTTATTCCAAACAAACGTATAGAAGTTATCATTATCAAAAGGGTTCACACTTCGTTTAGTTGCGTGAAATCTTATATAATCCTGTATCTGTAATGGCTTTCGTATATTGTTAAGTGATAGAAAAACATCCTCAGGTTTTACCTTTGTATCGTTTGGCACTACAACAGCGTGTATCTCTTGATCAGGCATCTTCTCAATTACAGAGCTTAACCTTTGGTATCCATCCTCTACTGAGTATAACCCTTTGCGTATTTCGTATAATGTTACTGCTGTTAAAAACCCATTCGCTTTGATTGAGTTATTTAAGTTGCTTATGTGATGTTTCTCTTTCCATCTTTGATGTAGAGGGATTGTTATTTGATTTTTTAAATCCCTTGCTTTGAATGTTCTTATCTCTGTTCTCATGTTATAAAATTCCTGTTAAACAATAATTATCTAAATCTGCGCCATGTACAAAAAATGTTTCAAAAACTTCTATGGCTTCGTGTGTTTTTCTTTTACCCTCATTGTAAAACTCTTCTGATACATCGTATATCGCTATATCAAGAGTTCCCTTATCCATTACACCAAACTTAAAGTCTGTGTAAGGTACGTTAAATAATTCACAATAAATATACACTTGTATATCGTATCCATACTTACGAGCTGAGTAAGGGAATCCCTTTATGTCAGTTGTAGTCTTTAGATCAACGATTTTGTTTTTACCTAATACATCTGCTTTACCTCTAAATGGATAACCACCTATCATACCACAGGCAGGTACTTCAAACTCGCTTTTGTCTAATAGTCTTAATGCCTGTTCGTTTCTTAGGAACGCATCAGCTAATCGCTCTGCATCTCGCTTTTCCTTTTGTGTAAATACTTTACCATGCTCTGCTAATGCTTCCTTATACTTCTTTGTGTTCTTGCTTTGCACATCTACAAAGATTTGATCGTTGAAAACTGAGGGCTCGAGGATGGCGGTATGAAACAACCACCCATCTCTTAACGGTTGGGATTCAGGCGAACCATAGTCTGTAACAAACCTATACTTCTTTGGGCTTTGGTGTAGCATCTTAATTGATGATGAGCTTAGGGCTACCTTTGACATATACCCATAGTAAAACTCGTCCTCTCTCAGTAAATCTATAAGGGTGTCTTTCTTAAAGCGTTCCCCATTTAGTAGTGTTATCTCGCTCATCTTAAGTCTGCTTCAAAACAAGTTCCACTACAATAATCTGCTAACTTTCTAACCTCTGTACCACACATAGGGCATGAGTACTCAGGTTCTTCGTTATACTTTAACCAATCGCTATAATCCATATTTATTCTCTTTTAAATTTTCTAACTCTTTCTCTACTCGTCTTGCACGTTCCACAGCTCTAATAACTGATTGACGTTCCTCTCGTAAGATACGCTTGTAGCTGTATCGTTCTAACTCTAATTGATTAATATAGAACACGAGTCGTACAGCTGCTTCTGATACTTTTTGCAGTTCCTCATTGTCTGACTTCTTTTGCCACTTGCTGATCGCTTCTAAAATCTCAGCAGAGTCTATCATATATTGTAACTGACCAAAATCCATATCAAGCATATAATAATTCCTACAAGTCCTATCTGTGCAAAGTCTATCTTCATAACCCTAAAAACTTTTTAGCTTTTACCCACCACACATTTTGAGTGTAGTATAAGTTAAACTCCGTCTGAGTCATTACTTCTATCGTTTCGCCTTTGTTGACGATGTATAATCCTGTGGGTGTTATTTTGAAAACCATGCTAATAGAACGTAAGTGATTAGTAATATATCTAAGATGGCCACCCAAAAGGCAACTGTGATAGCAACAGCGTACATAGTACCCTCAATGCTATTTATGTAATTAAATAATTTTCTCATATTATCGTTTTAATGTTATACAAATATAATAAAAAAATGTTAATAAATCAAATTCATATATTAAGATGCATTATTGTATTGATCTTGTTTATCGTTTCTTGCTTGTCTACAATCCCTTTATCATCGTAGTAAACATAAACGTAAGGGGCAAACATACGTGCGTAGTTATCGTTCTTTTCTTTGTGGTTTGCCTTTGCTCTGTTTTGGTAAGCTGTATTCATCATCTTGTAAGAGATAGGTTTTATCTGTATCCCTAACACAATGTAATCGTCTTTTATAACCTCAGCATCTATGCAATAAGTGTGGTCTTTCTCAAAGTCTGTTTTGATTATATCTATATTGGTAAACTCTTCTTTAAGTTCGTCTATTATGCTAAGCTCTTGTTGGTATCCGTTCCAAGTCTGTCCTATCACACGATAGAAAACATATTGCTTTACCTGCTCAAGTGGTATCCATTGATTTTTTAAGTGTATCCTTTGGCTTACATAGGATAGTTGCTTAAAACCTACTGAGCATTTGTACGAGTACTCCCAATCCTTATGCGTTTTGCTTTCGTGGTATTTATAGAAGTCGCTTATTAGCTTCATACACTTACCTACATACTTGGTCTGAAAAAAATGATTGACACTCTTATCCTTGTTTAGCTTTCGGTACAGGGCATCGTCTAAAGGTTGTTTATACTTGTATGCCTTTGTCATATAAAGTGTTTAGTTCGCCTATGTATTTTTGAATTACCCTTCTTGCTCTGTCATTAGGACATCCACAGGGTTTAGGTATATCAAGTTTGTGGTCAAAGTATTTAGCGTGTAGCTTTGCTATCATCTCAATTTCATGCTTATTAACCACACCTCTGAGATTGCTTTTAAACTCAGTCCACTTGTCGTAATCTTGTTTATTCAGATTTTTCATTGCGATTTATTTTGATAGAGTTCCAAGATTCTCTACGTCTATCGCACCCACAGTTAGGGTACATCTTCTTATATATATAGCGAATCCCTGTGTATTTTGTAAAATAATATACTAAATCTCCTAATCCCATTCTATATTGTTTTTGATTAATTGTTTAACATTCTTATAGGTATTATATAGAGAGTAGTAAGATATGTTTGTTTTTCTTGCTAACTCTGCAATAGGCATACCACCACTAATAATCTCAAATACAGTCCTATCATACCAAAAGGTTTTATCAAGCAGGTTATCCATTTGCTTCATAGCACCACAGACATCTGCTTGTTTTGTTTCTCCTTGCTCGTCTATAAACTCAGACAAGGTGTCTATGTTAGTTTTTATTATTTTCTTTTCCTTTCGGTGCAAGTCAATGAATAAACCCCTGAGCTGTTTGTAAATGTAGTAATAGTTTATCTCGTCGTTATAGGATATGTCTATACCTTTTTGTATATACTTGTGCATTAAAATATACATCTCCTGTACTACATCTTCTGCTACTGATTCCTTGCATCCAAACGATAACACTATCCTGTGCCAATCTTCGTGCTTCTCTGCAATCTTCTCTAATGTGGTTTTCAAAATGGTAAATCTGTTTGTTCTTTGGTATTGTAAGTTACTAAATTTTTTCCATCTATTTCAAAACCTACATTATTTAAGATGCTTCTAAACTTAATCGGATCTTCCATAGGTGTAGGTTTGTACCCTAATTCTTGGTTTTTAACTTTAGCTGAATATAGGTTTGAGTATATCCAATCCGTTTCATGATAGATGTACCTATGTATCACAAGAAAGTCATCAGCTCTATTCATACTCATACCCCCCATCTCACTATCAGAAGCCATAGGTGGTATAGGTTGATTAGCGTAGTAATGACCTTGTGGGTGTTTTTTCCTTAGTGCTTCTGTAACAGCGTGAACACATATCCAAGTAGTAATATTATGCTGTTTGCAGAAGATTCGTATATCAGTAAGACTTTCGTAGCTATACTCATAGCTGTTTGAGTTCTTAGGGATATCCTTTTTTAAACTGTTTAAAGGATCAATTAAAAACCCTTGATAATCCCACGCTTTTTTTACAGCAGTTGCAAGTTCTAAAAGGTCTTTGTATGTGTACGCTTTCTCGGTATCTACAAACTTAAAATGATTAAAGACCCAATCGTATTGCTTTTTAAAGTCCTCTTTCTCTATTTGGTTAATTGGTTTGCCTTCTGCAAATTCGATGATTTTACGAAGAAGTGCATACGCTTCGTTCTCGCTTGAGAAAACAAGCCATCTTACGTTATGTTTTTGTGAGTATAGAAACATCAAATAAAATACTAAGTGTGTTTTACCTGTGTTTGCGTGTCCTAAAATAAAGTTAAGATTACCATGCACAAATCGAAAGTGATTATCTAATCTATCCATTCCTAAGCGTAAACCCTCGCTTACTTTTCCTGCACGTATATCATTGAGTTTCTTTAAATGTTTGTCGAAGTTTATTAGCATTTGGTAAAGTTATAAAAAAAAGGGGGTGGATTTGACACACCCCCAAAATAATTAAAAGAACGTATATTGATGATAACGTCATCACTCGTTTTTAAAATGGTAAATCTGCTCTATCAGGTGCGTGTTCTTTAGCTTCTACACCCTCAGCTTGTTTGTGGATTTTCCACGCTTGTATTGTGTTGAATACCTTGACATCGCCCTGTGGGTTAGTCCACTCACGTCCTCTAAGGTTGTACTGAACCTCTACGTGATCGCCTTCTTTGTATTGGTCTAAAGTCGTGCATTTGTCATTTGAAAATACCACGCTTAATATCTGAGGATATTGCTCTTTAGTGTTTAATACAAGTTCTCTAAATTGATAATTACCTTTTGTAGTTGTTTTTCCTACTCTATTTACTGTACCTATAATGCTACCCATTGTTTACAAAATTTATAAGTTTAGTTGCATCTGCTATAACTGTTTCAATATCTGCATTAGGACGAGATGCGTGAAAGTCCGCAGCAGCTTTTACCATACTTTGACGAACAATTATTTGCTCTCTGTTACCACTTGGTGCAGTTGGCATGGGTTTGTTATATACAAGTTTAGCTGTGTTGTATTGTTGGTTCGTTATCTCAAACTCAATCTCATCGCCTACCTGCTTCTTAAATTCGCCTTTGGCTAAAAACTGATAATTGTTGCCATTTGCGAGATACACCTGATACTTATTAAAAGTACCTGATGCGTTTGTATATGTACCTTTCGGTTCTATTTGAGTGATTTTACTCTGCATAATATATTTCTATTTGTTGTTGTAAAATTTCTATATGAGCTTCTAACTCTAATATTCTATTGCTCATACTTTCTAATCGTGCCTTATCAAATTCCTTCATGAGTTCCGCTATATAGTTTATATCGCTTATCCTCTTCTATCTTTAACAGATCAAGCACATCGTACAAGCTGTTTAGATTTTGATTAGACATCATCGCATTATCTTTGTTTGCGAGTGTGTAAGTAACAGCGTAGAGTATTGCATCCTGCTGTTTCGTATTTAAATTGAATTGCATAATAAAGTTTTAATGTTGGTGTAAATATATATATTTTTTTTAATAAAACAAAAAGGGGGGCAAAGCACCCCCCAATTATAACATTAAAACGTGTTCGGATATGAACACTACAAAAGTACTATTTCATTTTCTTTTTGACAAGAGCTGTGTATTTAGTTATTAACTCTTGTATATCATTGTTTGAGTATTTAGTGATCTGTATGGCTTTAGCGTGTAAGTCCTCTGCTGTACCTTGTCCATGGTCTTTATCTAATCTTAGCCCAAACTTGTACTGTTCCCCATATCTAAAAACATTACACGCTGCACATTGCACTTGGCAGTTTGTTTCATCCCATCTCGTTCCGTAGTGCTTCCTGCTTTGAAAGTGTCCGTTTTGTAACTGCTTCCAATTTTTTTTAACACCACAGGTGTAGCACTCGGCTATGCCCTGAGTATTAGCGTTTCTAAGTCTTATGTACTGACTAAAGATATTATCTAAACGCTTTACAAGATTCTTACGTGATACTTTTTTAGACAATAGCGTTATCTAATATTTGTATTATTTGACGTATCTCTGACTTCTCAAACTTACCTTCTATCTGTGCATTGTAAGTCTTGAACAACAAATTGTAGATATGCTTTTCAGTATCGCCTTTATCCTCTTTTTTACCTAAGTAATCTATTTTTAAATCAAATTTCATTTTTTTTGCTTTATTATAATATAATAATATATATTTAAACTATAAATATAATAATATAATATTAATATACTATTATTTATACTTTTAAAGTATATTATATATATACTACTTAGTGATTTTTTTATATTTTTCAAAACCTCTACTTCCAAAGTATGCCACATAGATTGTTACTAAAAGTGTTTTAAGTAATTCTATCCATGCCTGATCTATATCAAACGCTATATTCAAACTATCAAGCACAATGTAGATCGTAGTAGCAAGGGTAAGATATATAAGCGTTAAAGGTCTTACATTCTTGCTTAAATAACTATCAGAAGTCATATCAGATTGCCAACGCCTACTTACTTCCTGAATCTCCATAGAATCCATTTCAAGCAGTTTTAAGGCAGTTTCTTTATCTTGTGGGGTAAGGGTATCATCTTTTGCTATAAGTCGCTTAAACACGCCTAAGAATCCGTTATCAGGCAATATATCGCCTACTCCATCGCCAAGCGTAGAACCGACTGATTTTAAAAACTTACCCACCTTCGTGTCCTTAAACTTATTTTTACTCATATTTTCTAAATTGTAATTGAAACACAAATAAGTATATATTCAGCTCATTAAATTTGTACCTATTTGTTGCAGGATAATAAGATATACCTGTTATAAAAGATGTGGGAAAAAGTAGTATAATTGAAAAACTACGCATAAGTCCATATTACTTCATTAGATTTCTCTTTGTCTATATCTACGTGGATAAAAGTGTTTGCAATTCCTATACGCTTAAACCCTACATCTAAAAGACAATTAAGCAAGTGATATCTATCTATTGAATTATTACAAGCTATATCGACAGCTAAACCCTTTAAATGGCTACTGTTGGGCGTACCCCCTACTTTATCGTTGTGTTTTTCTGTGCGATACCCTGAGTTAATTTTTATAGGTTTATCAAACTTATCCCTCGCTTGGTCTAACATCTCTAAGATATCAGGGTGCATTTTCTTACCGCTTCCCACTTCATCGGGGCTATCAAATTCTGTATAAGTAAAGTATTTCATGTTAACATAATCCACAATGTATGCAAAATTCACACATAATTTATATTTTATCTATTACCTTTTGTATCTCGTTTATATCTAAGTTTAATTTAAAGCTAAGATCAGCAGCCCATTGGCGTACAGGTCTGCCTTTGTGATATATGATAACAACAGGCACAGTCTGCACTTGCTTCTTAAAGTTATCGTTTTGATCTTCCAACCAAGCAAATTGTACTTCACACCCTATTAAATTATTAAGGTCTATATTGTGCTGTTTGTTCCATTGTGTATTGACTTGTAATACTGTAATATCTGCTTTTGCAACTTCTCCTAAAGAAGTAGGGCTAAATAGTAAAAACGCTAAGACAATTAAAGTTCTCATCTCAATTCATATACACGCTGCTCAATCAGTTCAAGTTTCTCAAAGTTCTTTTCTATCAGCTCACGATTATTCATAATCTCTGAACGGATGGCGTTATCCTTTAGGTCGTACTCTTGTCGTGAGATTACAGGTTCAGGTAATTCCATAGCTCTATCAATCTGTGCTTTCAAGCTAAAGTAAAACGCTGTTACGGTACTTATACCGATAGCAAGAGATACAATAGTTTCTATGCTCATACTGAATTTAGTATCTTTCGACAGTTCTGACATCTTTCTATTCGTTAAAGTTCCACCCTGCAAACGTATGCACTCCGTTACCCTCGACAGATATCTCTTTGCTTGACCATCCGTAAGGATAGCTTACAGTAGATTCTTCATCTTCGTCAACTTCTGTAATCTCACTTGCCTTCCAAAGTACATCAACCGAGTAATTGTCAGATGCTACGCCTTCTGTTTCTACTTCGCCTTCCTCATTGTAAGTAGGTTCGGTAGTCCATAAATAACCGAGCTTCACAATTGTATGGCTGTGTGATGGGCTTTCGTTTCCATCCTCATCGGTTACTGATGGCAAAGCAGCTATCCTTGTTTCAGCTTGACTTTGACTGTCAAATTCATATTTCTTAAATATATACTTCATTTTAATTTAATTAACTTGTTAGTGTTTGTAATTCGCTATCGCTTAGTGCTTCGTTAAAATATATTAGTTGTTTTACATTTCCATACCAACCATTACCACTTGTAACATAAGTAAATTTTATTTCATCTAAAGCAGTCAAAGCTGATGCACTAAATCCGCTATCAACTGTTTTTTCTACACCATTAATAAATACTTTGTAATTACTTGTTGAAGAGCCATATTTAATTGCAATTTTTTTATTTTGTGTAAGGTCAGCAGAAGCATCTCTAAAAATCATATTTGATGAGCTTGTACCACCATTGTACAACCTTAATTCGCCTGAATTTCTATATTGTATCATAACTGAATTTGCGACTGTTCCATCTGTTAAAGATATATACCTATTACTTGCATCTACATCTACCAAACCTTTTATTTCTGCAAACAAAACCCCTTCTGTTACATTAAACTCTGCACTTGTACCTGCATTATTGCAAGTATCGGCTGTGCGTGTTTCTGCATTTCCTGAGGTTGGTATATAGCTTGTTGGATAGCTTCCTTCTTCTAATTGATGACCCCAATATGCAATAGACGAATTACCTGTTCCTATTAAAAGCCCAAAATAAGCTCTAACTCTTGTTAATTGTGAACCATCAGTTATATTAAAGGTAGCAGAAAATCTGTCATACCCATTTATATTTGTTGAAATTTGAGTAGCGCTTCCTATTTGTGTGCAATTAACCAATACATTAAAAAGTAAATCTCCTGTATATTGTGTATTATTAGGGGTTGATATTCTTTTTCTGTACCAAGAATAAGTAACTTTAGTATCAGTAGAATATGTATTACCACTTATAGTGTATTCATATCTATTAGAGCTACTGTCAGGAACAGGTCTTACTGCTGTATTTGTACCATCAGGTGCAGTAGTTAGTATTTCTGATGCAGGGCTGTTTCCATAAAGACCACCACTACTGTCAGTAACAAGGTTAGTCCTATTCGGCTCAAGTAGCAAATGAGGACAATCTACATTACCTGTATAGTCTAAGCGTGGTGCATATCCTACTGATTCTATAAGTCCGTCTTTGTTTACTCGTGTCGCGTGCGAGCTTCTGCTATGGTTAAAATCTCCATTACCATTTGAAGGCAAAACAGAGTATAGATTATCTACTACACCACTTTTATAACCACTTGGTATTAACGCTAAACTTGCTTTATCGTACATACTAACTTGTTAATTTTTGTAATTGTTCGTCTGTAAGAGCTTCTGTAAATACTTGTACGTTTCTTACTTTTCCGATAAAAGGAGCAGTAGATTGATTCCATAATGTCAAATCAAAAGTAGTCAAAGCATTTTTAACCCAAGATGTATTATCAGTATTTGAGCCAACCTCACTACCATTTACAAAAACTTTACATCCACTTGATGAGTATTTTATTGCAATTTTATTAAATTGATTTTGTACAAATGAAGTATAGTTTATCGTAGTAAAAACACCACCTACATTACCTACTCCTGATATGGTCAATCTATTTGAATTTGAGCTATAAATAATTTGTAATCTATTTGAGCTTGTGTTATCTGATAAACTTATATATCTATTAACACCACCATTAGCTAAAGCACTTAACTCCGCATACAATACTCCTTCTTCTGAATTAAAGTCTTGTGCAGAGCCACTATTATTACATACGTCTGCATTACGAGTGGAAGCCGCACCTGTGGTAGGTATGTAGCTTGTGAGATAATCTTGATCATTTGTAGCATTTGCACCCCATACATAAATCTCATCTAAAGTAGTTTCGCTACCCCTTAAATCTACATAAAAATTACCTGCTACAAGGGGTGAGCTATTAAGTTCAAATCTTTGCCATTCCTCTGTAAGTGTAAATACATTATTTGTGTTTGAGTTATGTGTCATTAATTGAGCATTACCACTACCACTAACGCTTCGAGCATAAATACTTCTTTGTGCTGTACTCGGTAATCCTATACCTACAAATATACCACTACCGCTTATTTTATACCCACCAACACTTCCATCAGGATTGACTAAATCAGATACATAGGTAACAACCCCTGCTGTACCACCCAACAAACTCCATTGACTAAAATCTTCGCTATAAGGTATAAGGTTAGTTGACTGCGGCTCTAAGAGTAGATGCCCTTTAGTGTCATTAGTAAAGTCTATTCTTGGCGTGTCTGTTTGTATTTCTTGTACTGTTATATTTGTAATTGAAGATTGACCGAAACCTGTGTAAACGTAAAAATGTGTAGATATTGTTGTAGGTATAACTTCAATAGAATAAGTACCTGTGGTGTAAAATCCTGTGCCTTTACTATACTGTGCAGACCTTAATTCAATAGTGCCCTCTAAGACCTCAAATCCTAATTTATAGGTTTTTCCTATTTCATACGCTTGTTGATTTAAGTAGCTATTTGCAGATGCATCGCTTGTCGCTTTATTATCTCCTACACTCCAACCTGTACCTAAAGTCCAATAATCATTAGGGTCAACTTGCTTTACAGATACGCTGTCTAACTTTATTGTTTTGTTGTCGCTTGCGTTAAGAAGAATAAAGTATTGTGTCGCTGCTTTATAGTACAATGTATGTGTTCCTACTGAGCCGTTTATATTTATATAAGTGCCATTGTAATATCTAAGAGTTGCACCTTGATTATTCTCTGTTACTGTGTAAACTAATTTATATGTTTTTCCTGTAGTTAAAAAAGCAATAACACTTATTCCATCTGTGGCATAAGCTCTACAAAGAGGAGATTGTTTTGTAAGACTAAGCTCGCCATTAGATATTGACACACCGGGGTCAGGAGAATACCACCCTAAAGTATAAGAGCTTGATGATGGAGTGCCGCTTTGGGAAAAATCTCCATTCGTAATAACCTCTGACCCTAACTCGCTAAAATCTCCATTGTTTACTATGTTAGGTTGAATACCTGCTGTTTTGATTAAGCCGTCTTTGGCTACATAGGTTGCAGACGTACCCCTTGAAAAGTCAAACTCTTTGTTAAAGAATAAACCACTATTGTCGTTATATGCTAATAGCTTATCTTCTTTTACTGCCCAATTACCGTTTCCTAATTTTACTGCCATTTTATATAATTGTATA